TTATTATACCAAAAAGGGGGAGTTTGTCAACTCCCCCTAAAAAACTTAATAATTTCAATGACTTACACATTATATAATTTGTACATCACCTTGTAAAACACCGAATCGATTCGTACCGATTATTATTAAGTTCTCCCTATCAGCAAGACTTTGAGGTTGAGGTTGAGAGGCGTCTTGCAGATAGAAACTCATTAATCTATATACTCACTATTTGTAGCAACCATATAGTATACACCACCAAACATAAATGCAAGGCCAGTGAAACTCACTAGGAATGATATGGGTAGGGACTCGAACCCTACACCAGCCATAATCATAACTAAACCTATTGTAAATAAAATCATAAATCCCCCTCATATTCTATATTTAATTCTTCTTCTGTTAATTCTTGTTGGACTACTTCTTTTTTATTAGCATTTTCAACAATTTTATTTCGTCCCCAATTTGCCACATCTTGGACATCTTGACCTACACCAGCAACTGTTGAGCACCCTGCTACAAAAGTTACTGATAATACTATTGATATAATTTTAATCATATTCAACCCCCTAGTTTAAATATAGTGGCCCTGTCCACTGTATAGCATAATTTCCTTCAAGGACGTTTCCTCTAGGAGCATTCATTGCATACTTACCATAACCAGCAGCTTTAAGGATATCACCCTTTTTGAACTTACCACCATCTTCTTTAACAACACCACCCCAGATTGACTGTTGTGAACCTAATGTCTTGTAAATACCAATGTATTTCTTACCTTCTTTAATAGTCCAACCATTCTTAAATTCTTCTTGCATTTTTAAAACATGGTCTGAAATTGTGCCGTCTTCCCTATAAGACCTATCACAATAATCTGCGTTTGCAGCTTTGATTAAGTTCTTAATACCGTCTTTGATATCTGTAAATTGTTTTGTTACTTGTTTCATATTTTATTTCCTCTCAATTAATATACCTTATAGTACCAAGTTTTTCACCTATTGTCAATGGGGGTATCTAAGTCCTTGTTTTTACTATGTTTTTCAGTCATTATATAATATACCCTTTTAAATAAAAAAACGAATCGATTCGTTTAGGACATAAATGCATCTAATGTATTTACTTGTGATGATTGATATGCTTTCTTCCACTGAATAACTGCAGCTAGTTTTACCTTATTTGACCACTCACCACTATTCTTCGCAACCTTTTCTTTTAACTTAACAAAACTAGGAAACTTTTGTTGTAGTTGTTTCATTGAATCGTTATGTAAATCTAATGACCTAAACGTAGAACAACCACCCTTTGATTGTGTTTCGTGAGGGTCAACTCTATATTTAAGAGATATCTTATTCTGATAACCCATAGTCAATAGCTGTAATGTTACATAATAGTCCTCTGCGATTTTAAGTCCTGTCCAATCAATCTTATCAATCGGTAGTTTAGTCCCATCATAAAATACATTACCACATATTCTAGAGTTTACTTTATAATCTTTATCTCTTGTTGGTGGATTCCAAGCTGCGTCACAACCTACATGAATAAATCCTTCATCTATCCAATAATTTATATTAGACATCATATCATCAAATTCATCATCAGTTAGTTTTCTATTACTTGAACCTTCTTCATTTTCTCTTCTAGTGTATATAAAAGAAATATCATCATCAATCACTGCGTATCTTTTTCCTTGACCATGTTCTGCAATCCATTTTCTTACAGGTGCAATCCCTGTTCCTTGTATTGGACACGATAATGTTGGGTAATCTTTATGAACTTCATCTGGGTGAACCACCAAAACAGTTTTGTCTTTCCATTTTGGTGGTAATCCATCAAATGTTAATTGTGATGATTCTCTTTTATATGTTGGTATATAGATTTGTTCTATCATTATTTATTTTTAAAGTCATCAACACTTATCAAACTTTTACTGTCATACATCAACTCTTGCCAAGTTGTAATTTTTTGAGGTATTACTCCCTTTATACTCCAAAGTGTGGATACCCATGGCTCTGCAAGTTTTATACCTTTTGAATCATAATTAATTACAAAAGATGTATCACCTACGACCTTTTTCATTTCTTTAATAAAAATATCAACATCATCATTTAGTTTTATTGGGTCAATAATACTTTTATTCCATAATATTATTTCGGTTTTTTTACCAACTCTTGCATTGGGCCCAACATATTGACAGTAAACTCTATAAGCATTAAGTTCACTTGGAGTAAATAAAACTAATTGACTTGAACTTAAATCTAATCCACAATCTTTAACAAAGTTTATTGCCTCTGGTCTTTTTAAAAGTAGAACTTTGTGATTTCCATCTCCATCTAAAGCCAATACATTATCAACTATAGAATTGATTGCCCTCGTATGAAAATAATTATCAATATGTGCATAATCAATTAAATACTCTCTGATTTCTTTTTCATTTTGTATTAACTCTCCGTTTTTAATAAGCTCACCACAAGTATAAACAATAGATTCTGGGTCAGTTTCATCTGATAAATCGTGAAAGTTTGAAACAAACCCATTTGTTAGAGAAGATTTTTTTAATTTTTTATCTCTTACAAATCTATATACTGCAGCTGGACAATATCTCTCTTTTGCTTTTATGCAAGATAATATTCTTTTTCTACCGTCTTCAACATCTATAAGATTTTTTTCATCTACTATTGGTGGAAAATAATTTATTTTAAATGTGTTGACTTTTAAGGTGTGAATAAATTGGTCAATTTTTCTATCTAAATTTTGTTTTAATTTAATACCTAGATTACTAAACATTTTTAAATATTCTGGTTTTATTTCCCAATCACCAGTTATTTGATTAATGTTGCAATACTGTGTAACATCAATAAAAACAAACTTTACAAATTTACCATCTTTTTGTTTTGGGGGTTTTAGGTTCTTGAACGAACCATTCTCAGTAATATCAATAGTATTACCAAATACTTTTCTTATATTCATTTATATCTCCTTTGCTATAAGCATTGTGATAACTTTATCTAACAGATTTGTTATCATTCAATTATATATAATACTTGAAATTTTAATTATTGTCAAGTAATAAATTCATCTAAATTACCACTCTCTTTTCTTGCATATTTACCAATAAGTTTTTCACTCTTACCAGCTACACCTTTTGTAGCTAATCTTGAATCCATGTATGCAACACAACTAAATCTTTCACCATTACCAATAATCTCTGTAACTCCATGAACTTCTAACGAATCTGCAATTACAACAGAATTATCTGGTGCATCAATAGCAACCTTGTATCGTGGAAATGTAAGGAACGCACCATCATAATTACCTTGTCTAAAAACACACATAGTTGTTAGACCCATCTCTGTATCACCACTATCTACATGAAAAGACATCTTACTTGATTGACCAGAATGATAACGGTTTGCAGAGTATGTTGTAAAGATACCCATTCTGTGTTGTGGTTCTACAAAACTTTCTGCAAAAATCTTTTGTCTTGCATAGATATCATTATTTGCTTTTGCAAACGCAAGTTCATTATACTTTGATATATCTTTAAGTTTCTCAAATCTTTCTGGATTATCTTTAACCCAACCAGAAGAATCTATCGCACCAGTAAATCTACCTCTTTTGTATCCAATCATAACTGAATTTATTTCATTAGCATAAGCTATCATACCCCAACCACCACTCTTAGTTCTTACTTGATATGTGTTAGGTGACCTTAACTTATAGTGTTCACCTTCTATCAATCCCTTTTTCTTCATCTCTTCTTTATCAATAGGGCCAGAGCAATTACCACGCATTGTAGATACATCTTCTATACTCATCAGTGTGTTTCTTACCTCATCATCTGGATATGCATTTGTAATGACATACGCAAGAGGGACATCAGAACCGTCAAGAGATACAATAGGTTTCGTAATCGCAGTATCTTCTGTAACACGAATTACTTGGTCATAGGAAGTATCATCTGGAAACTTACCATTCCATTTATCGAAGGTTTCTTTCTTACCTAAATCAGTCTTTAGATTTATGTACTTCATTGTACGGCTCCAATACTTGTTTATATATTTCATCTGCAAGTTGCTTCATACAGATTGGTGCAACCATCAAACCTATTCTTGCAAGTTGTTGATTTAATGTACCAGTCAATTTATAATCATCTGGTAGTGTCATTATTCTTGCAGATTCTTTAGTTGTAAATACTCTATCTTCTTCTGGGTGTAAATGAACAGCCAAAGAAGTTTGTAACCCTTGTTCTGATAATGTATGAGATGCTTGATGCCAAGGCACTCTTCTTGATTGATAGAAAGACATCTTTTTTTCAGGAATAGTTTTACCCCACTTCTTTCTGTGTGCAATCAATTTATCATAGAAAGGAGCTACCACATCATCGCCGACTGACATAACTCTATCTGGGTTCTTTTGCATTCTTTTTAACCACTTCCACTTTGCACCCTTCTTCATAGCTTCTACTAATTCATATGCTTGACTTGCATTTTCATTGTCTTGTTGTATATCACCGATTGCATCTCTTATATCTGCAAACTCTTTCTCTGGTTCTGGAAAGATATTATTAATACACATAAACGGCATACCAATATCGTCCATTACATCATTTCGTATTGACACAATAAACACTCTTTCTCTTTTCTGTGGTACACCTTGTTCGTGACCCTTAAGAACTTTGTATGTTGTAGTGTAACCTTCCTTCTCAAAGTCTGCAACCATTCTATTCAAATGTTCTTTTGCATACTCCATAGTCAAACCTTTTACATTCTCACAAACAATAACTTTTGGTTTTAACTCACCAGCAATACGAATAACTTCCCAAGTCAAATCTTCTATATTCTTTTGTTTCATACCATACGCAGTCTTTTCTTTACCCCAACCTTTTTGTTTTGTACCAGACATACTGAAAGGTGGACATGGTGGACTTGCATCAAGAATATCTATCTCACCTTCTTTCAGACCAGTCATTTCCATAATCTGTTTGCCAGTTACATTTTTGATATCACCACAAATGTGTGGAGTATCAGGCCAGTTCGCAAGATATGTATCTACTGCAACTTGTTGAAACTCATTTACAAACTTACAATCACCACCAGCTAGTTTGTAACCAGCAGATGAACCACCACCACCAGCAAAGAATGATATGTAATTGAATAACTTACGATTCGCAGACTTTTCTAAATCATCTAAATTATATCTAAAATATTTTTTACTCATATTAAAAGAAATCCTCCAGTGTACCTTGTTGGCCATAACTTTTATCAATCAACCAATTCATCTTGTCTGTGATAAACTTTAATGGTTCAACAAAACTCTTCTCATACTGTACATTATAGTCTATTAGAGAGTGTATGTCAAGTTCTTTTGGTAGTTTAGTTATAAAGGTCATAGCTGTACATTGATACTTGTTTGGTAGTTTTAGATTGAGAAACTTAATCTTATCACCTTCTTGAATAAATGGATACTTGTGTCCTAATTTATTTTGTTTGACAAGATGATTATACAGTATCGCACCCTTCACATGGATAGGAGCACCCTTGTTGAATAGGTTTGCAGTATTAGACCATTTATCTAATCCATTCACACTTCTTGGATATGCAATATCTTCTGGTTGTAATTCCATAAACTCTTTCCTAAAATCTTGTATGAATGTATTTAGCATTTTCTCATCACCAGACATAATTATTTTTATACCCTCTTTGAGTTTCTTACGACAAGGAGCAGGAGTAGAACTTTTGATAGCCTCAATACCCATAAGCTTAAGTTGTGGTTCTTTATATCGAACACCTTCGATATCCCACGCATTAAGAATGTATCTTTTCTTCGCAGTCCAGATTGCTTTGTCTGCAATCACTTCTCGTTTCATATTCATTCTTTGGGAATGACAGTTGAGATATTCAGACAAATCTTGATAACTCTTATCAATAAAAGGTTCAATCTTTTCCTTAGCAATAGTGTCCAAGAAGTCGGTAATCTTTCCAACATCTGATTGTGATTTAAACACTTTATTAACAAGTCTGTCAAATGTAATGTACACCGAATCGGTATCACTTGCAACCACGAAATCTTCGTTAGTCGTACCCAAAGTCTTATTGAGATACCTATTAAGAGCAGACTCAATCCAGCGAATAGATAACTGACCACTCGTAGTAATACCCTCAGCAATGAGTAGATTGTAATACCTAAAGTATGCATTACCGATTGCACCATAAGCAGAGTTAAGTGAAATCTTTTTAGCCATTTGAATATTGTTGTATCTTGAAATGTCTTTAAGTAGTTTTTTATCTTTAGTGTTTTCATATTCTTGTTTAGCCTCCAACATCTTTCTTTTGTATTCAGTTCTGGTATTATACATATCTTCCATTAACTGTGGAAGAAAACCTTTCTTGTCAGTTCTGAATATTGCACCGTTAGGTGTCATAGTATGATTCTTATCTAGTTTACTTGTATCAAACTTTTTATTCAATAACTTGTCTACCTTCACATTAGGTACTTTGTTTTGTGATACAAGTGTTTCTGTTGATATATTATATTGCATAATCAGATGTGGATACAGAGAGAT